TTAATTATTGCAGTCAACCAAAACACCGACATTACAGTTTCCCATGTCACAGGAATGTTAACGGCAAACAAAGTATTGACAGCAGACAATGTAATGTATGAACCTAGAATGTACAGTGACACCCAAGCAATCAACGCACCAAGAATGACGCCGCCCGTTGCTTTTTCAGGCGCAAATGTAAACGGACCAATTTTCATAAAAACTCCTATTCAATGTTTATACAGTATAACATAACAATCATGGCATGTCAAAATGTATTCAACGATGGTTCGAATTCGGCAATCAATTCTCGTTCACGCTGGTGTGCGGGTTTACGTCCACGAATCACTTCAAGGACTTCATATTGCCATGCGGCACCAGCCAACTCACGCAATGCAGTACACATTGCCCAATTTTTGTTTTCGCACTTTGCACGACTCACATGTTTTTGCCAGCGAACTTTAACAGAACGGACATAGGCTTGACCCTGTGCAACAGTCAAGCCAACATATGAATCGCCAGTATCCACGCACGTAACTTTGTACAGCACATGGTTTCGGTCGGAACGTTTCTTTCTCAATGTCATATGACTAGTATACCATAGTGGGACAACAAGTCAAGGGTTATTTCGGCTTTGTTGCAGGAAAACAACAAAATCCCCCTCTGATAATTGCTGAAAACTTGGTTTACCATAAATATATCGACATTTAAAGGGAGGTTGTCATGGCAGAAGTAGTATTTTCAGAAAAGAAACCATTGTCACGTAGTGAGCGTGAAGCAAATATCAAAGACAAAGCGGGATGGTTGATTACTGTTCTAGCCGCTTTGCTTGCAATCAATACATATGTTTCAAGTGGTAACAGCAGTAAAGTATTGAACAATACAATTAGTGCAAATAATACTTGGGCATTCTATCAAGCAAAATCAGTTAAACAAACTCTTGCTGAGATGGCTAGAGATGATGCTATCGATAGAAAACAATTTGATAAAGCAGACAAGTTAACTGCAAAGATTGATAGATACGAATCTGAGCCTGCAACAGGTGAAGGTAAGAAAGAACTATTTGCTAAAGCAAAGGCACTTGAAGCGGAACGTGACCAAATTCGTAAGTCTGGTCCTTGGATGACATTTGCTGGTTCTGCATTTCAAATTGCAATTGTTTTATTGACGGCAAGCATTTTAGCAGTTAGCATGTCGTTATATTTTGCTAGTATTGGCGTTGGAATTTTTGCCGCCTTACTAATGAGTCAAGGTCTATGGCTTTGGCTTCCAATAGTTTTATAAAAATTATTGTCTTTATAATATGTTTAATAATTCTAAATGCGAGTGCTGAAAGGACAAACAAAAACGAAACGATGAAGTGTGTCCGTTGGGGATGGACTGGTGATGTGTTTGAACGAAAAGTATATTGCATAGAGTGGGTTAAAAAAGACTGTTCGAATAGATTACACAAAGAAATTTGTAAACGGGAGTAAAACAAATGATCGATCCTATCACGGCACTAGCAGGCATTACGTCTGCTATTTCGATGGTTAAAAAAGCGGCTAAGGTCGCAAATGACCTAGGTTCTCTTGCGCCAATGATCGGCAAGATGTTCGATGCCAAGAGTACCGCTACTAAAGCATTGATTGAAGCTAAAAAGACAAAGAAGGGTTCCAACATGGGAACCGCACTTCAGATTGAAATGGCATTAGAACAAGCTAGGGCATTCGAAGAAGAGTTAAAATTGCTGTTTATGCAGACAGGCAAGATTGACGTATGGAATAAAATCAAGGCTCGTCAAGCAGAAATGGATGCAGACGATGCTAATGATTTAAGACTTCATAACGCACAAGAACGTAAGCGTAAACAAAAAGAAGAAGAGTTAAATGAATGGGCGATGATTATCGGCGCAGTTGCATTTGTCATATTCATATTTGCTATCGGTAGTTATGAACTGATACAATGGTGCCAAACAAGTGCTAGGTGTGGAAGATGAACGAATACCAAAAAACATTTGATCTTTGCTTAAAGATATTTTGTTATGGCTCAGTAGCATTATACTTATTAGGCTTCCTTAAATTCTTGCCTGATGACCTATCAGACAGAATTGTCAATGGATTGATTAATAAGTACCTACCTTTTTAGCACATGAAAAATGGATCCAATCACCCTCTTTGCATTAGCGAACGGAGCAGTCTCCGCAGTCAAGGCTGGATGCAAACTTTATAAAGATATTAAAGGTGCCGCTGGAGATATCAGAGGCGTACTCAAAGATTTAGATGAACAGTTTGCAAATAACCATAAGAATAAACCAGCAACAACTACACAACGTAATGCGTACATAGAAGAGAAAAATCGTGTAATAGAATTAAACAAGCGTGATGGTGATACAACTAGCATCTATACAGAGATTGGTAATCATCTTGGCACATACTACGATAACTTAAATAAATGTATTGCTGTGTTTGAAGAAGAAGAACGAAAAGCAAGGACTAAAATTTATGAGGGTGATGATAGTTTAGGTAAACGTGCGTTACAGCGTGTGTTAATGCGTAAACAATTAGAACAAATGGCTGTTGAGTTGCGTGAATTGATGGTATATCAAAGTCCGCCTGAGTTGGGTGCATTGTATACTGAAGTTGAAGAGATGATGGTTCAGATGGGAAAAGAACAAAAGATTCTTATCACAAAACAAATACAAAGAGAAGAAATTGAAAACCGTAGACGCACCGTTAGGAAAAAACAAATGATGCATCAGGCAATGATTGGCATTGCTATCTTATTTGTAATTTTTGTTTTTGGATTCAGCATGATGTGGGTTGCACAAATGCGACAAGAAATGTACCCTCAGTACGGCAACGAATTTATTCCAAAAACAGAAGAACAACGCAGACAGGAATCCCAACCACAAATTTATGTGGGTAGATAAATGGTTCATACGAAAACATATCGTTCTATTTTTGTGAGTGATGTGCATTTAGGCACGAAAGATAGTCAAGCAGATAAGTTAAATAACTTTTTAAAGCATAACAGTTGTGACACACTATATCTAGTGGGTGATATTATTGATGCATGGCGCATACAACAAAACAAGTGGCGATGGAAACAAAGCCATACCAATGTAGTACGTAGAGTATTAGGTCACGCAAAACGTGGCACTAGAGTTGTTTATATAGCCGGGAATCACGATGAGTTTCTTAGACCCATGATACCATATGGTTTTAGTTTTGGTCTTGTTGAAATTCACAATCAAATAGAACATATAGGTGCAGATGGTAAGCATTATCTAGTCACACATGGAGACTTGTTTGACGGCATTACTAAACTGGCACCATGGTTAGCATTCTTAGGAGATAAAGCATATGACTTCATCCTTTCTGTCAATAGTAGGTATAATTGGCTACGTCATCGCATGGGTTTTGGGTACTTTAGCATTAGCAAGTTTCTTAAACACAGAGTTAAAAAGGCAGTAGACTTTATGTTCAAGTTTGAAGAAAACTTGGCCAATTACTGTAAGAAGCGAGGTTTTGATGGAGTTATATGCGGACATATACACCACGCAGAGATTAAAGAAATTAATGGCGTTATGTATATGAATGATGGCGATTGGGTTGAAAGTTGTACAGCACTTGTAGAACACCATGACGGCCGCTGGGAAATTATAACTTGGACTAAGGAAAAAGACAATGATGAAACTCTGTGATAAAATTACTATTGTTGTGCCGTGTAAGAATGAAGAAAATTATATTCATCATCTACTAGATTCACTACGTTCACAAAACATAGGTGACACTAGAGTAATCATTGCTGACTGTTCCACCGATGCCACTAGACAAGTTATTAAAGATAACAGTATTGGACTGAATGTTGAAATCATTGATGGTGGTCCAGTGTCTATTGCTAAGAACAACGGAGCAAGACTAGTCACTACTCCTTACATTCTGTTCATCGATGCCGATGTTCGATTCTTTAAAGATACAGTTATTCAAGATTCTGTTAACAAGATGGAATTAAAGAAACTACATCTTGTTGGACTAAACATTAAATGTTACGATAAAGATATACGTGCAAAGATTGGCTTTACTGCATTCAACCTAATTAATCATACACTAAAATTCTTTTCACCATTTGCAGTTGGCGCATTCATGCTGACACGTAAAGATAAGTTTGAAGAGTATGGTGGGTTTCCTGAAAACCTATTAACATCTGAAGACTACTTCTTGTCTAAAAAATATAGTCCTAGAAAGTTTAAGATTATTCGACACCACTTCGGACAAGATAGCCGTAGATTTAAAAAGATGGGCTACTTAGGTATGGGCAAATATCTTATTAAAAATTTTGTTAATCGCAATAACAAAAAGTATTGGGAAAGTTTATACCATAATAGATACTGGAATTAAGCACATTATTTTGGTGCTGGCTTTCTTTTCCTAGGCGCAGTAGTAGTCGCTTTAGTAGTTTGTGGTTTTTTTCTAGTAGTCGTTGCGATAGGCGCAGGAGAATTTTTAGTCCATGCTTGTTGTGGTATCGCTTCTGCTACTGGTGCAACTTCAACCTTAGCATCTACTGCCGCAGTAGTTTCTTTGATGTTTTTGATTGCCGCATCAGCCGCAGTCAATGGAACTTCTTGAGTTGCCTCTACCGCTGGTTTGCTACCTGTGAAAAACTCTTTAATTTTATTGAACATGATTATCGCCTTTTAAGTTAAAATTTCAATCGCATGATTGTAATGATTGATTCTGTCTTCTAAGCCAATGAATCCACCATTGATTCGTTTCGTCATTGTCTTTATATCTCCACTATCTGATAGTTCATTCAGTCTAGCCGCAGACCAGAACCAACAAGCAGAATGAATAGCATACTCTGCTTCAAGCAACAAATCAGGATTCTCAACTAGTACATTGCTTTCAAACAATGATTGTGAACACTTAGTGTAGTTATTCTTTCCTGTAATTTGTATAATGCCTCTTCCACGAAAGTACCAGCCTTCTCCAGATGCTTCATCTCCATTACCCATACGATTAGCATATACACGATTCGCAATCATTTCTGGTTTGCGTTCGTATGGTTTTGCGTGGGCTTCAGTAGGAAAGTATTTCTTAAAAGTACCGACTAAACCTTTTGCAGAATAATTCAAATTCTCTTGCATCAAAGTAAATCCACCAGACTCATGTCCACATTGTGCCATGAAAGCCGCAACTCGCTTTGGTGTGTCTATGTCATACTCAGGTAAAATATCACTTAGATTAGTATACCATTCGTCAAAGTTTTTAACTTTTGGAATTAAATGATGTACTGCCTCTTCTGTAAAAAAGTCCATTGCTGTCTCCTCTATGATTATATAGAAGTATTTAGCATAGAATTAATCCCAAAGTGCTTGATAGTATTTTCCAAACAAACGAAATCCGTTTTGAATTCGTGTCTCAACCACTTTCATGCCTT